ATGATGCAGGAGCAACACCATGAAGCTGACGATGATGATGATGGCCGCGGGTCTGTGGCGTGAAATCTGCCGCGCCCCAGATAGCGAGGGCGCGGGCGGAGCTGCTGGCACTGGCGAGGCAGACCCGGGCGCAGATGCGGGCGGCGCGGCTGCTGGCACGGGCGCAGCGGGCGGCGACCCCGCGGCGGGCGCACCGGCTGGCGCAGCGGGCGGCGATGGCGCTGCGCCCGCCAAGCCCTGGCACGAGCGGGAGGGCACGCTGACCGGACCCGAGCGCGATTGGCTGCGCGCGCGCGGGATGCTGACAGATGACGCGGCGGCGTTGCTGCCCAAAGCGATCCGCGGGCACATCGCAGCGGAGAAGGCGCTAGGCAAGGGCGCCGACAAGCTGATGGACCGCCCGGCCGAGGGGCAGAAGACCAGCGAATGGATGCGCGCCAATGCCAAGGCGTTCGGCATTCCCGAAGCGCCGGACGGTTACGACATTGCAAAGCCGGATATGCCCGAGGGCATGTCCTGGGACACGGATCTGGAGGGCACGTTCCGCACGCTGGCGCACGAACAGGGGATGACGCCCGACCAGGTGAACGCCAGCGTCGGGCTGTTCGCCGGGCATATGGGCAAGATGTTTAATGTCGCGAACCAAGAGCTGCAGGACGCCACGCAGCAGATGCGCCAAGAGCTTGAGCGCGATTGGGGCGATCAATACGCCGCCAAGATCGCACAGGCGCAGGGCGCGGCGCAGGCGATCGCCACCGAGGCAGGGTTGGACCTTGAGCAGATCCAGTCGATCGGTCAGATGCTGAAACCCAAGATCGGCGACGCTGGGATCATGCGCCTGTTCGCCACCATCGGGGCGAAAATGGGCGATGATGCATTCGTCGGTGGCGCCGGCGCGGTCGGCATGACCACGCCGCAGGAGGCGAAGGCGGAACTGCAGCGGTTCACGGGCCCGGATGGCGATTATGGCAAGGCCTATTCCACCAAGGACCAGAAGCGGATGCGCGAGCTGGAGCCCATGCGCGAGCGGCTGATCAAGCTGGCGACCAGCACCCGCTGATTTGATGGGTTGACACAAGATGTAGGCCCGGACATGAATGTTCCCCATGTCCGGGCACCCGCCACACCAGCGGTCCGGCTGACAGCGGGAACAGACCGCCGCGCCACGCCTGCGATATGGCGAGCCAGGGTCCGGCGTTCCGGGCACCCCTTGCGACAAACCCTCTGTTTTGGTTTTTTGTCGAAAGGGAATGCCCATGGCCTTCGACACCCGCGTGGAAGCGTCCCACCAGCTCGGCCTGTCCGATGCGGTCAGCATGGCGCTGCAGCAAAACGGCTCCAAGCTGCGCCAGTATGTGACCGAAAAAGCCGCGAGCGGCGAAGCGATCCCGGCGTCCGATCTGATCAGCGCTGTGAACTATCAGCGCGGCAGCGGCCGGCGCCGCAGCAACATCGAGAACCCGGCGGCCCGCGAGCGCCGCTGGCTGGAATACAAAGACCCGATCGAGACTGGCCAGTATCTCGACAAGGAGGACGTGTTCCGCTCCGCGATGAACCCGACCTCGGAGCTGATCGCCACGCACACCGCCGCGATCGGGCGCGGGATCGACGACATCATCCTTGGCCTTGACATCAACGGCACCGTGACGGACGGCGGCATCCTCGGCAGGGTGATGACCGGCAAGCGGCTGTCTGGTTCCAGCGTCCTGCCCGCCGCGAACACCGTCGTTCACGGCAGCGCCGGCCTGACGCTGGCCAAGCTGCGCGCGGTGCGCAAAGCCTTGGCCCTGGCCGAGAACGACATGGACCGCGCGATGCCGGTCATGGCGATCGGCGCGGAGCAGGCCGACGACCTGATCGGCTTGGCCAGCGCGACCGCTTCATCGCTGAACCCGTTCGAGCTGCAGCAGCTGGAGAGCGGCAAGATCACCCAGCTGATGGGCTTCAAGTTCGTGGAGATCCAGCGCCTGCCGCTTTCGGGCACCACCCGCACCTGTCCGGTCTGGCTGCCCGAGATGGTCATGCTGGGCGTTTGGCAGGATGTCGTGTCGGGCATGTGGAACGACACCGCGGCCCGCAACACGCCGTATATGAATATCGATTGCTATATGGACTGCGCGCGCAAGCAGGACGGCGGCGTATTCGCGATCGAATGCACCGAGTGATGCGGCGGGCCGGCTGACCCCGGCCCGACCCTTTCCCCCCCCTTGTTTCAGGAGCCGCGACCATGGCTGTCGTCAACCGCAAATCCAACTTGTTCCGGGATGCCGCCGCGCTTGGCGCCATCCCGATGCCCAATGCGCTGCGCGGCGTTGTGCGCCACGCTGTCGGCAGCGTCGCCAACGTCGCGGGCGACAGCGACAACTCGTCGTATCTGCTGGCGAGCGTGCCGAGCCACGCGATCATGCATCCGAACACGTTGTTCGATGTTCAAAACTGGGGGTTCGCTCAGGCGGTGATCGGATCGAAGGCGATCCAGGATCAGATCCTCGACGTGGCGATCAGCGCGGCGACCACGCAATCGCCCTTTGCTTTCGGCGATGCCAACCACGGCAAGGAGCTGTGGGATGTGCTGGGCATGGCGGCCGATCCGGGCGGCACGATCGAGATCTATGCGCACGCCGAGGCGAACGCAACCGGCGCCGGGACCATGCCGTTCTGCATCGCCTGGATCGACAACGCCTGATCGACATCTGACCGATGGCCGGGGCCGCAAGGCCCCGGCAGTTCCCACCCGGTGGAGATACCCATGACCCAAGCCATCGCCGCCAGCACCATCGCGCAGCAAGCCTTTCGCTATATGGAGGCGTCGCCGCTGGGATCGTTTGGCGATGACAGCGCCGAGGCCCGCGCCGCCCGCACGCAGTATCCCATCGCAATCAGCGGCGCGCTGCGCCGTGCCGACTGGTCGTTCGCGTCCAAGCTGCTGTCGCTGCCCCAGATCACGCCCGACACCGTGGATCTGGCGCTGGTCTACACCTACCGCCTGCCGCCCGAAGTTCTCGCGCTGCGCGAAGTGCGACCCGAGCTGACCGCCTGGCGCATCGACGGCCGGCTGCTGCGCGCGGATGAGCCCGGGCCCCTGACCGTTCGCGCGACCGTGACCGTCGACAAGGAAACGGATCTGCCCGGCGAGTTTCAGGATGTCGTGGCGCTGCTGCTGGCCGCCGCGCTGTCGCCAAACTTCGCCAGCTCGGCAAACCGCGCCGCCTTGCTGCGCGATCAGGCGGAGGTGGCGCACCGCGTCGCGCTGCGCGCCGATCGTGCGCAGGCTTCGGCGGTGCGCTGGGATGGCCGCGACGAGCCGTTCGCCGATTGGGTGGATATGGCGACGCGATGACCAGATCCGCCCCAACGCAGCGCAGCTTTTCGTCGGGCGAAGTCTCGCCGCTTCTGGCTGGCCGCACCGATTACCAGCGCCACCAGACCGGCCTCGCCACCTGCCGGGGCTTCCTGCCGCTGGTCGAGGGCGGGTTCACGCGCGCGCCTGGCACGTCCTATCTGGGCCGGACCCGCGGCGATGCCGCCGCTGTGCTGGTGGCTTTTGAATTCTCCGCCGAGGATGCCGTGACGCTGGAATTCACCGCCGGTTATATGCGCGTTTGGCGCTATGGCTCGCTTGTGATGGACGGCGCGTCTCCCTTCGAGCTGGTGATCCCCTATGATCTGGCTGCGATCCGTCGCCTCAAGTATGTGCAAAGCGCCGACGTGATTTTTCTGGTCGACGGCGAGCGCCCGCCGCAAAAGCTCAGCCGGTTTGCGCTGGACAACTGGACGATCGCGGCGACCGTATTCGACGGCGGCCCGTTTCGCGCTTGGAACCTGGACGAAGACATCACCATCGTCGCCAGCGCCGCCACCGGAACCGTGACCCTCACCGCGAGCGGCGGCGATGTGTTCCTCGCCGGCTACGTGGGCGGGCTGTTTGCGCTGCGCGTCGACAACTGGGACGACACGCCGATCTGGACGGGCAACACCACGATCGCGACCAACGCACAAATGCGATACGATGGCCGAGTTTACAGGCGATCCGACGACGACAGCGTGAGCGGCGCCCCGACATCCACCGGCGTGAACGCCCCGGTCCACACGTCGGGCCGCCAACTGTCCGAGAAGGGCGGCATCACCTGGGAATTCGTCAGCACCGACACCGGATTGATGCGGATCACCGCCGTGGCATCGGCCACTTCGGCGACGGCCGTGGTGGTCGATCGCATCCCCGGCGAGCTGGTGACAGGCGACGGCGCATGGACTTGGGCCGCCGCTGCATGGTCGGCAGAATATGGCTGGCCCGCCGCCATCGCGCTGCATGATCAGCGGCTGGTCTTCGCCGCCACGCCCGGCGAGCCGCGCACGATCTGGGCATCTGCGATCGGCGCGTTCCAAGACTTCACTTTAGGCACCGACGCAGACCTGGCATTCGCTTACACCATCGCCGCGAAACGTGGGATCAACCGCATCCTGTGGCTGGAGAGCGGCGCGAAAGGTCTGGCGATCGGTGCGCTGGGGGAGCTTCAAGCCGCGCGCAGCACCGTCCAAGGCGAGGGGTTCAGCGCGACGACTGCTGGGTTCGACGTTGTGTCGAGCGTCGGCGTCTACGATGCGCAGCCCGTCAGCCCGGACGGCTATCCAATT